TTGGAGCCTGGAGTTGTACCAGCAGTTCATCGGCCGGTTGTCGCGGCAGGGGCAGAAGTACCGAGTCACCGTGTTCCTGATCGTGTGCGACAAGACCAAGGACCGCGAGGTGGTGTCGGCGCTGAACGACAAGGACGCCGGGCAGGAGAAGCTGAAGAAGATCATGCAGAAGATGCGCCGGAAGCTGATGAAGATGCTGGGTAAAATGCGCCGCATGCCTGAAACCGACGAGGACTGGGAGGCGATTCACGAGGCGCTGGAGGACTACGGCGAGTCGGAGCAGTTCGAGTCCGACGAACTCTGAAAACCACACGACAGCCTCGAAGCCTGTTACGATCCCTCCCTATTCATTGGATAGGTGGGGATTTTTCATTTATGCCGAACAAAACGCTGGTCAAATTCGAGCGGCACCTGGGCCTCGGTCCACCACAGGCGTGCAAGGTAATCGGGATCGCATACGCGACCTACGCCGCCTACCGCAACTGCTCACGCGAGCTTCAACCGTATCACGCCAACCACGTCGCGGACCTCATGCGACTGCCCGGCCGTACCCTGCAACAAATCATCAAGGAACGCATCTAATGCCATCACAGCACACCACACGCCGTCGTGTCAGTTCGCTGGACGAAGAATCACGCGAAATGCTTTACGACGGCCTCAACCTGTCGCAGTTGTCCATCGCCTTCCGCATGGATCACCGCGTGCTCGTCGAGAAGCTTCACGGCTGTCCTGCCACCGGCTCGCGCAACGGCACCGAGACATGGCGGCTCGACGTGGCCGCGTCGTACCTCGTGAAGCCTGTAGGCGACATCGAAACCCACATCAAGCGCATGAACCCGGCCGATCTGCCGAAGGCGCTGGCCCGCGAGTTTTGGGCCGCGATCAAGGCTCGACAGGAAGTTATGAAAGCGGACGGCGACCTGTGGCCGACCGAGCGCGTAGTCGGCACCATCGGCGCGCTGATGAAGCTGATGAAGATGTCGGTGCGTCTGATGTGCGACACGGTGGATATGCAGGCTGAGTTGAGCGACAAGCAGCGCAGGATCGTCAAGCAGCTTGGCGACACGATGCTGGAGCAGTTGTACGCCGAGGTGCGCAACTCGTTCAAGCCGAAGAAGGAGAAGGACGTGGAACTTCCGGTGAGCGAACTGGCCGAGCAGATGGCCGAGAAGCTGGTGGCGCTGCTCCAGAACGAGCCGGACCTGATCGATGCGATGGCTTCTGTCGGCCAGCACGATCCTCGCGTGTTGAAGCGCGCCGTAAAGATTGCACAACGGGAGCATGACGATGAACTTTGACCAGAAAGAATTTGGCGCGATTGCTGCGCTGGTGTACGACGCCGCCGAAATGCTGCGCCCACCGGAACGCCTCACGGTGTCGGACGCGGCGGCGAAGTACCGCAAGGTGAATAGCCCAGGCGCTTATGTCGGTGACTGGCTTAACTCCAAAGTGCCGTACATGCGCGAGCCGATGAACGTGTTCGCGTCCACCGAGTACACCGGCCTTGTGTTCGTCGGCCCGGCGCAGTGCGGCAAGACCGATGCGCTGATTATCAACACGATCCTCTACAGCGTCGTCGTCGATCCGATGGACATGATGATCGTCTGCCCGACCAACACCGCAGCGCGTGACTTCTCGATGCGCCGCGTGGATCGCCTGAACACCTACAGCGATCAGGTCGGCAAGCTGATGATGCCCGGCTCGTCGGCCGACAACACGTTCGACAAGCAGTACCGCAACGGCATGCTGCTGTCGATCTCGTGGCCGACGCCGACTGAGGTGGCCGGTAAGCCAATCGGCCGCGTGGTGATCACCGACCGTGACCGTATCGACGACGATATCGGCGGCGACGGCGAGGTGTATGACTTGGCGGCGAAGCGCACCACCACCTACAAGTCGAACGCGATGTGCTTGGTTGAGTCCTCGCCGTCCCGCGCCGTGACCGACATGAAGTGGATCGCCAAGACGCCACACGAAGCGCCACCGTGCGGCGGCATCATCGGTCTGTACAACCGTGGGGATCGCCGCCGCTGGTACTGGCCGTGTCCTTACTGTGATCACTACTTCGAGGGGCAGTTCAAGCACCTGCAATACGACCGCAAGGAAGGCATGTCGAACCTCGACGCGGCCGAGACCGTGCGCATGCACTGCCCTAAGTGCGACGAGGCGATCCATCAGGACGAGCGCTACGAAATGAACCTGTGGGGCATGTGGGTCAAGGACGGCGAAGCCGTGCTGCCGACCGGCCTGCGCATCGGTCGCGGCATCCGCTCCATGATCGCGTCGTTTTGGCTGCGCGGCACCGCTGCTGCATTTGTGACGTGGAAGCAGCTTGTCACGATGTACCTCGACGCCGAGGACGACTACGAGCGTACCGGCAGTGAAGAGGCGCTGAAGAAGTTCTACAACAATGACCTGGGCGAACCGTATCTGTCGAAGGCGCTGCAAGAGATTCGCCTGCCGGAAAACATCAAGGCCCGCGCCGAGCCGCTGGCCGTGCGCAAGGTGCCGCTGGGCGTCCGGTTTCTCGTCGCTACCGTGGACGTGCAGCAGGGCGGCTTCGCGGTCGAGGTCAAAGGCGCTGCGCCGGGCCAGCCGTTCGACATGGTGTTCATCGACCGCTTCCACATCGTAAAGTCCGAGCGGCGCGACGACGACGGCGATCCGCTGCCATGCCGTCCGCACACCTACCTCGAAGACTGGAAGATGCTGGTCACGCAGGTGATGCAGCGCGAGTACGAACTGGATGACGATACCGGCCGCGTCATGGGCATCAAGATGACAGGCTGCGACAGCGGCGGTAAGAAAGGCACCACGAGCCGCGCATACGACTTCTGGCGCTACCTGATGTCGGTTGGCCTCGGCGGTCGCTTCGTGCTGCTGAAGGGTGAGACCAAGCCCGGCCAGCCACGCGCCCGCGTGTCGTTCCCCGATTCCGGCCGCAAGGACGACAAGTCGGCAGCACGCGGTGACGTGCCTGTGCTGATGCTCAACTCGAACATCTTGAAGGACGACTTGAACGGTCGCCTGGACAGCATCGAGCCGGGCAAGGGCATGTACCGATTCCCCGACTGGCTCCCCATCGAGTATTACAACGAGTTGTGCGCCGAGGTCCGCACCGACAAGGGGTGGGAACACCTCGGCACCACGCGAAACGAGGCGTGGGACTTGGGCTACTACTTCATCGGCGTGTGCGTCTCCAGCTACGTGCGCATCGAGAGCATCGACTGGAACAACCCGCCGTCGTGGGCGACCGACTGGAGCGACGGATGCAGCAACGACTTCGTGCGCACACCGGAAGGGGAAACCCCACTGAGCACTAGAGTAAAATCCGGCTACGATTTCGCAGGACTGGCCCAGTCACTCACATAGAAAGGAACCGCAATGAACTGTGTTCTGTCACCCGCTGACGCACTGCTGTACACCACGCGCCTCAAGGATGCCGAGGAAGCGTATCACCAACTGATGACCGGCGTTAGCGCCCGCGTGGTCGTCGATCAAAACGGTCAGCGTGTGGAGTTCACCGCCGCACGCAAGACCGATTTGTACAACTACATCATGTCGCTGAAATCGGCGCTCGGTGTCTGCTCCCCAATCGGCGGCATGCCGGGCGGTCCTGCAACCTTCATCTTCTAAACGACCATGGGCAAACGAGAACAAATCCCGGCCGTAACGACGGCCATCGCGCCAGTCCAGCAGAACGCAATGGGTGGTGGCCTCGAAGGGGCCAGCCGCACGTCTGCCGAAATGCTGCGCTGGAATCCTCCAATCATTTCTCCCGACTCGCAGATCAACGGCCGCAAAGACATCATGGATGCGCGCAGCCGGGACAGCGTGCAGAACGATGGTTTCCTGACCGGCGCGATGCACACGCACCGCGACTCAATCGTGGGTACGCAGTTCCGCCTGATCTCGATGCCGGACTGGGAAGCACTCGGCGCAACCGAAGAGTGGGCCGACAAGTTCTCGCAGATCGTCGAGTCGCGTTTCAACCTGATGGCCGACTCCACCGAGTGCTGGTTCGACGCTGGCGGCACGCTGACATTCACCGACATCATCCGCCTGGGCGTGGTCGGCTTCGGCTTCACCGGCGAGGTGCTGGCGACGACGGAGTGGTTGCCGAAAGCGAACCGGCCTTTCCGTACCGCGTTCCAGTCGGTGTCTCCGACGCGCCTGTGCAACCCGAATAACATCGCGGACCAGCCGGGCCTGTCGCGTGGCGTCGAGAAGGACTTGTACGGCAAGCCGCTTGCCTTCCACATTCGCTCGACCTTCCCAGGTGAATTCTGGTCCGGCGATCTGCCGCAGTGGAAGCGCGTACCGGCACAGACGAAGTGGGGCCGACGACTGGTCATCCACATCAAAGAGCCGATGCAACCAGACCAGACTCGCGGCATCAGCGACATGGTGTCGGTACTCAAGCAGATGAAGATGACGAAGAAGTTCAGCGACGTGGTGTTGCAGAACGCCGTGGTCAACGCGACCTACGCTGCGGCCATCGAATCCGAACTGCCGACCGAAGCGATCTTTCAATCCATGGGCGCTGGTGGTGGTGGCTTCACCAATATGCTCAAGGAATACATGAACGGCCTGACCGAGTACGTGAACGCCACGGACAAGATCGGCATCGACGGTGTGAAGATGCCGCACTTGTTCCCAGGCACGAAGCTGAACCTGAAGTCGGCCGCGACGCCGGGCGGCATCGGCACCGGCTTTGAAGAGTCGATGCTGCGCCATATCGCCGCGCCGCTGGGCATGTCCTACGAGCAGTTCAGCAAAGACTACTCGAAGACCAACTACTCCAGCGCACGCGCCAGCATGGCCGAGACATGGAAGTTCATGCAGGCGCGGAAGAAGACCGTGGCCGACCGGCAGGCGACGATGATGTTCATCTGCTGGCTGGAAGAAGAGATCAACCGCGACGACAGCGTGATCCCGCTGCCGCCAAACTTCGACTTCTACGATCCGTACATGCGCGAGGCGTTGTGCTCGTGCGAATGGA